GCAAGAGAAAGTCCTCTTGCTATTATGGTTGAAGAAGGTGTCAGTCCATTTGATGAAAAAATAGGTTTTAAAAATTCTGACAAAACCAAACAGAAAAAAGATGGAGGTTGGTATTTAACTATACCATTTAGACATGCAACACCAGAAGCAGTTGCTGAGTCAGGGATTTTTGCTTCAATAATGACTAAAGATATTTACAAAGTAGCTAAACAATCAACAAGACCTTTGAAAATAACTGATTTACCTGAAAAACATAGATTACCAGGAATCAGGAAAGAAATTAATACACCAAATTTAGTCGTTCCAGAATACATACATAAAGCTCCTCAATATAAAGGTCTGGTAAAAATCAATATACAGTCTTCTGACAAAGAAGTTAGAAGTGGTTATTTCACATTTAGACGAGTCAGTGATAAATCTGATCCAAATAGCTGGTGGAATACAGGAATTGTTCCAAGAAAATTAATGGATCGAGCTTTAGAGCAAGCTGATATATCGAAAGTAGCTCAAATGGCTATTGATAACTTTTTAGAAAATACATAACATATGATACCTATATTAGAAATCAAGCAATTAGTGGTTAATCTTATAAATTATATTTATCAAGATTCAGTCGAAACAGTCAATGAGGAAGACAGATTCTTATACAAGATGTTTTTTGGAGTAAAAGACGGTGTATTTGATTTTTACACACAAGCACTATCTATGTACTCCAGAAATCAGGATAACCCTAATAACATAAAAGTGGCTATGGAATATCCTAAAGATAAGACTGGTTTACCATGTTATGTAATCAGAGAACCTGGTAAATCAAATGGGCCAGATAATTCAGTAGGAAAGATTTCAGGATTTAATTCAACAGGAGGCTATTTGTATAGAGACTCTAGGTCAAGTAATTTTGAAATTCTATGTATGGGAGTGAATATGTTACAATCAATTATAATGTCAGAAACTTTATATTCATTGTTACTCGCTTCTTACGATTTGTTAGCACAGAAGTTCATCACTATTGATTTCACCGTGAAAGAGCTTATGGCTGAGACAGATTTAATCCCAACTCCTATTTTTATCAAGTCTATTGGTTTAAACGTTTCAATGGATAACATGGTACCAAGTCTTGTCAATCCAAATTTATTAGGCAAGGTAATCTTTGAAAAAGCTGGTTTAGAAGCTACTTTTATGACAGATGGAAAAGTTACAAAAACTATTCCGGGTGTTGAATCTGAGATAAAGGCATGAAAAATCTGTCTTTTATTTTGTAGATGGGAAAATTGTGTATATATTTAGATGCTTATAAATTCGTTGAATAATATATAAAAATTATGGCGACCTCGTTTTATTTTAATAATCGACAGATCTCTTTGCCAGGTGCATATAGCACGATTGTCTCAGGTGAGAATAATCCTGCTAGAAACTTAGACTACGGTAAAGTTTTGATTATCGATACAGGTGTTTTTGGTGCCAAATATGGCGGTGGTGCTGGTATTAATGGTGAACTAGCTAATGGACAAGACGCTATCTATACATTCCTGAATTTAGCTGATTTCAGAAGTTTTGTAAAAGGTGGTATGTTCTGGAAGATTTCAGAAGCTCTTTTCACACCAGATCCTAGTAATCCTGCAGCAATTGGTATTTCTGAGTTATATTATGTTCGTGCTTGTACCACTACTCCTAGTGAAATGAAATTTACCACTGGAGGTGGTAGTACATTTGCTATCAATACAAGAGACGAAGGTTTATGGGGTAACGGTACTTTGGAAGGAGACAATCTCGTTTCTGGTTATGGATATAGCATTAAAGCTGGTAGTATTGATCCTAACAAGTGGATTTTCCAGATTTGGAAAGGTACATTCACTGGCTTAGCGGAAGATGGATTGCCTTATGGTGAGGAAACAGCTCTTCAGTCTTCTCCTCAACTTATGGTTGAATCTCCTGAGTTTAACAATGTTCAAACATTGATTGATTGGGCTAAATCAGATCCTAATTTTAACGCATATTTTGCTTTCAATGAAACAGATACTGTTGTAGGTGGCGATGGCGATACAAAGGGTGTTGTGATTGAAAGTGATGTTTCTAGTCTTGTAGGTGCTTATCAAATTTCAACAGGTGGTACAGAAACATACAATGCAACGGATATAGATTCTGTTTTAAGTCAGATCACAGATTTGGATTACAATATTGTTTTTACTGACCAATATGGAGTTAATGCTAATTCAACTATTACAAAGAAAGTGATCACTCACTTGAATTTCACGGCGAAATTTGATCATTTCTTGTATGTAGGTGGTTATGGAGAAGCTACTCAATTCAACGATTCAATCACTCTTGCTCAAGGATTTGACAGTGATAAGATTGTTTTGGTTCATGGTAATGTTGGATTGAACACTGAACAGTCTAGTGTAGGCTATCGTTGGTGGACAGTAATGTATAATTTGGCTGCAATTGTAGGTCGTGTATCTGGAAAGCCTCCTTATGTACCAGTGACCAACAAATCGATTGGTATTGATCGTGTTAAGCACATTCTATCGGATGATGATAAGAAGCAAGCGTTAAAATATGGTGTTTTAGTAACGATAAAAAATGCTTTCACAAGAAAATTTGTTGTCTTGCAAGGTATCAATACGTTACAAGACAATACAAGCCTATTTAATGCGAAGGGACAATCGTTCTCCATTCAGTTCATGAGAATCGTTGCTCAGATTAACCGTGAATTAGTCGTAAATGCAGAAATAGACCTTCTAGGTCAGGAAAATGGTGTAAATGTAAATACATTATCTGCAGGAGATGTTAAAAATTGGACCACATTCTATTTACAGAGTCGTGTTGCAACTGAAGATAGTGATAATTTAATTTTAGCTTTTCAAGATGTTGTAGTGACGCAAAAAGAAGATGCTTGGTTTGTAACTTATAAGATTCGTGTGAACAACGAGATCAATAAATTGTTCTTCACTGGATTCTTAATTCGATAATTCAAAAATTAAAGAAAAATGACTTCAGTATATTCTAGTCCACGAGCATTCGTGAAAATTGAAAATCAAATCGCAGGTTACGTTCGTAACTTGACTTTCTCCGAGAATATCCAAAGAGTCAATGTACAAGGATTAGGAAACCTCTTGATAAAAGAGGTTCCTCCTATTTCTTTACAGTGTCAATTTACAGTTGATCAATTCTTCCTAGATTTCAAACAACCGGTAGTAGAAGCTATGATGCACCGTCTTGGAAGTGTACAATCAATCGTAGATACTTTGGTATTAGGAGAACTTGGGTTCTCGTTAACAATGTACGCTAAGACCATTACAAGTCGAGATGATACATCAAAAATGGTTACACAATCTGATCCTACAGGTGAAACTATTTGTCAATTAGGACCTTGTTTTGTAAACAATCAGCAATTCTCTATTGGAGAACAAGGTGTAGCTGGTTTCAATGTGTCAGGTATTTATTTGAATCCTATTAGTACATTAAATTTGTAATTTTGTAATCATGAAAGAATCAGTAACAGTTAAGATTTTTGGAAAGGAGTATATGATTCCTTTTCCTAATGTTGGTCAATATTATCGTATTGAATCGACGAAACAAGCGATAAGTAGTGGAATGTATAATTCCATGCTTTTATCCAATACTTTATCAGCTCAAAATGCATTAGATATGATTGATGTTGAAGCAACATTGATCGTTTTGTGTCCAGAGTTGATCAAAGATTTAAAGGTGGAGAATTTTTCCAAGCTAGGTATCAAGGATTACAGAGAAATCAAAAATGTTTACTTTAAAGAAGTAGCTCCTTTTTTCAAAGAGATTAATGATTTACTGAGATCGTGATGGATATCAACGATGTAAAAAAGTTCATGATTCAATGGAATAAGAAATTTCCTGTTGATTTCTGGTGGAGAGAAAAGCACAAGGTTGCTTTTCTCTCTCCTGAACATAAAGAGTGTTCATTTATACATCAGTTAATGGAATTGCAAGAAGATCTCCTTCATATAAAGAAAAAAGAAAATATCGAAGAGGAAATTTACACTCCTAATATTGGTGATATTTTTAAATCTAAAGGGATTGAAACTACTAGTTCGAACGGTGAGATTCTCGAAAATGATTTGGAATGGTTTAGAGAACAAGCCAAGATGATAGAATCCAAAGAAAATGACCCAGGAAGACAAGAGAATACGGATAATCGTTGATTCTTCTCCAGTAAGAGAAATGAGGCAAGAGGTGACTGGTTTAACTAGTGATATTAATGAATTATCACGAGCGGTTTCCTCTGTTGAATTAAGTGATCAAAAAGGTTTAATAGCTGACAACGAAGAACTTCAAAAACAAATAAACCTTTTAAATCAAAGAAGAAACCTCCTACAACCTCCTACAACCTCCCAGTCACAACGTGAACCAATTATTAGAAGAATTTCTGAGAATGAAGGAGATATAAGACAATTAGAGCAGGTAAGAAACGAATACACTCCCGACACTGATGATTATCGTCAACTAACCGATGAGATTAATCGATTAAATCAAGAAAACGATACTTTGAAAGCACGTTTAGATAGGTTAGAAGAAGTTTCAGAGAAACCTTCTACACCTTTACGTGACAGTAATTTTTACAAACAAAGAATCGCGGAAAACAAGGAAGATATAATCGAACTTAAAAAAACAAGAAAAACATTAGATCTTGAAACTGAAGAAGGTCGTAGTATAGATTCATCCCTTGAAAATGAAATCAAGAGATTGGAAGCATCTAATATTGAACTTTCAAACCTTTTAAAGGATTCAAGAAGATACGAAGAAAAAGAAAAGAAATCTGATACAAAACCTTCTGCGTCTCAAGATGTAACTTTATTGAGACAACTTGTTCAACTTGTTGGTGGAATAAGTCAGATGTTAAGTGAAGGAGGTAGAGAGACAACTGACACTGGACGTGATGAAAATAGATACGGACCAGCTCCTATTCCAAGCGGTTCACGTCCAACTTCAACTCCTAGAGTCCAGCCGACAGAAGAAGATGAAAGAAGTCGTTTTCAAGTTGGTACAGGAACCACTTCTATATTAATGCACGGTGCTGTAGATGCAATGAGTAGATATTCATTGGCACGTAATGAATACGAAGGTACAGCAGGAATGGTTGGTGCATTAGGTAATTTAGCTGGAGGCACGATTGGTTCTATCGGGAATGCTTTTGGACCGATTGGTGGTGCAGTTGGTGGAATTGTCGGTGGATTGGTATCAGGTCTTTCATCTCTTGTTGTAAACAAGTGGATGATGGAGTTGCAAGCATTAGAAGGTGCTGAACGAAATTCTTTAGGATATTCACAAGTCTCAGGCAGATCAATAGGACAAACGATAAACCAAGGATATAGAGAAGGTTCTTTTGCAGCTAGTGACCTTGGGATGGATGTTAGTGAATATATGGGACGAAGAGGAAGTCTTCTTCGTGCTGCAGGAGGAAAAATTTTAGGAGGTCAAGAAGACGATACAAGAGAGATGAACTCTCTAATGGCTGTGACAAGAGCTTATGGATTGTCAGATCAAACGATCAATCAATTACAAGGTTCTATGCGTTTTGCTAGGCAAGGTGAAACAGAATACGGTTCGTCTTCGAATAGTCCATCTGCTATCATTCGTCTTTTTGAAAATACGATGAAAGAATTGAAACTTCCATTTAGTGAAATAGCTGCTACAATGGATGAATCATTAGATACTTTCAATCGTACAGTTACAAGTGTCTTAGAAAAGACTGGTAGTGTA